GTGAACATCCCCACGCTGACCGTCACCGACGGCGACCGGGCAATCGCCGACTTCTACGCCATGCGGGCCTCGCGCAGCTTCCTCTTCCGACTACCCGTAGCCCAGTATGAGTGGGCGATCGAGCGCCTAAGGGAGACGCGCACCCGATTGGGCGTAGAATCCAACGCGGAGGCCGTCGAGCGCCTTATACTCAATGCAATCAACTCAGAGGAGGCCCGATGACGCTACCAGTACACGAGGTCCGCAGGCTCATGACCGGCAAGGATGCAACCGCGCTCGTAGGGGAGACCGTGCCCGACTTCGAGAGCACCGTGAACGATGAGGGCATCTACGTGGACGCCGAGACCGGGGAAATCGTGCTGGTATACGCGCCGCTCAAGAGCGGCACCGAGGATCTGCGCGCCGCCGTGCTCAATACGCCGATGGGCAGCGTCAAGCGGGCGTCAGGCATCGACCAAGAGTCGCGCAGCTTCGGCATGGCGCCCCGTAAGGTCATGCAGGGCCGCGACGCGTGCCGCCCGGCAAGTCTGGCCTACGAGCGCCCGAGTGAGCACGCCTTCCTCGCCCGCCTCGCCCTCGACCTCGGCGAGACCCTCCGCGAAATCAGCCCGGAGAAGTATCAAGAGAATATCGACGCGCTCGCCGAAATCGATAAGGATTGGCGGATCACCGAGGGCGCCCTATGGACGTCAGGCAATATCAACCGCAGCGCCACCCTCCCATACCACCGGGACGGCTTCAACTTCGACTCGTGGAGCGCCATGCCCGTAGTTCGACGCGGCATGAGGGGTGGATACCTCAACGTACCCGAGTACGGCCTCACGGTCGGATGCCGGGACGGGTGGGTGGTCTTCTTCAACGGGTACCGCATCGTGCACGGCGTCACGCCGATGGCGAAGAGCACCGACGATGGATACCGCTTCTCGGTGGTCTACTATGCGCTCAGGGGAATGAAGGACTGCTTCACCTATGCCGTAGAGACGGCGAAGGGGGCGAAGCGCCGCACGCAGCGGGAAGAGGAGCGTGCGAGCTCGAAGACGCCGTGGGCCGACGGGGCCCACCCCGCGGAGCCCGGCGCGTAGGTATCCGTCTAACGATGCCAGAGGAGGAGCAAAAAAACGATGGGAAAGCGGGGGCCTAAGCCTAAGCCGAGCGCCATCCGAGCCACCGAGGGGAAGATCGTGCCACTCAATGAACCGCGCCCGACGCTCAGCGCCCTACAACCGCCACCCGACATCGCCGAGGATGCCCTCGACGTATGGCGGGAAGTAATCGCCGCAGTAGGCCATACCGGCGTCATCACCGCCGCCGACGTGGATACCCTTCGAGCGTACTGCGAGGCGACAGCTCGATACCGCGAGGCCGAGGGCCTGCTCCGTAAGAGCGGCCCCCTCGTGAAGGGCCGAAACGGTGAGTATGTAAAGAATCCTTTACATCAGGTTATGCGGGATAACGCCACGATGATGCGCGCCGGCGCTCGCGAGCTTGGGCTCACCCCAAGCGCCAGGGTCGGCATGAAGTCCACCAGTAAGGCGGCGCCGAGCCCATTGGAACTACTGCTCGCCCGTCGAGCGCAGCGCGTCGCCCAACAGGATGACGAGCGGAATAAGGCCGCAGGATGAGCGAGCCGCTATACAAATCGCCGCACCGGGAGGGGAGCACCAGAGGCGAGGAGGCCGCGACATTCATCGAGCACTATTGCCGCATCGTGAAGGAATCGCTCGGCGGCGCCGTAGGCGAGACCATCCGCCTCAGGCCATACCAGCGGCAACTGCTCGACGATCTGCTACGCGAGCGCGAGGATGGACACCTCGCCCATCGACAGGCCCTCATCGGCCTACCCCGTAAGAATGGCAAGTCAGCCCTGCTCAGCGGGTTGGCCTTATGGGCCACCGTGCTCGGGCCCGACGGCGGTGAGGTCTACTCAGTAGCCGGCGACCGGGAGCAGGCCCGTATCACCTTCGGCACCGGGAGGCGCATGGTAGAGCTCGACCCCGAGCTCAGCGGGATGCTCAACCTATACCGCGACGCCATCGAGAATCCCATCACCGGAACCCTATGGCGGGTAGTGAGCAGCGATGCCCCGCTGAAAGAGGGCCTCTCGCCCACATTCACGCTCGTGGATGAGGGGCACGTCATCAACGAGGATCTATGGAACGTGTTCGCCCTCGCGCAGGGCGCCCGCGTCGAGCCCATGCTCGCAATGATCACCACCGCAGGGGCCCGCACCGACGCCAACGGGCGCGACACGATCGCCCACCGGCTCTATCAGCACGGGCAGCGCGTAGCGGTCAATGAGGTGGATGACCCGAGCTTCTTCTTCCGATGGTGGGGCGCACCCGTGGACGCGGATCATCGAGAGGAGGCCGTATGGGCAGCGGCTAACCCAGGATACGGCGACATCGTAAGCGCCGAGGACTTCCGCAGCGCCATCATGCGCACGCCCGAGAATGAGTGGCGCACGAAGCGCCTCAACCAATGGGTCGCGAGCACGCAGGCATGGCTACCGACCGGGGCATGGGATCTATGCGCCGTCGAGGATAGAATCCGCCCGGGAGACCGCATCATCCTCGCCCTAGATGGCAGCTTCTCCAACGACAGCACCGCGCTCATCGGCATCCGCCTCAACGATGGCCTCATCGACGTCATGGGGCTATGGGAGCGCCCGCTCGACGATGAGCATTGGCGCGTAGACATCGAGGCCGTAGAGGAGCGCATCCGAGACGTCGCCCGCACCCACACGGTACGGGAAATCACCGCCGACCCCTTCCGATGGGCGCGCAGCTTGCAAATCCTAGCGGGCGAAGGGCTCCCGATCACGGAATTCCCGCAGCACGCGGCCCGCATGACCCCCGCCACGAGCGCCTTCTACGACGCCGTCACCACGCAGCGTCTCAAGCATAGCGGCGATAAGCGCCTCGCCCGGCACATCGCCAACGCCTCGGTCAAGACCGACCGCCACGGAACTCGCTTGACTAAGGATAAGGGCGGGCGCAAAATCGACCTAGCAGTCGCCGCCGTCTTCGGCCTCGCACGGGCCAACGCAATCATCGCCGACGATGAGCGGCCCCAGGCGGCGGTAAACTTCATCACGCTATAAGAGGCGAGCGGTATGGTACCCTCGCCCGAGGAGCGCCCCGCCAATAGGGGCCACCGGCAACAGGGGAGGCCTAATGGGCGTTATCGACCGCATCTTCGGTAGGCAAGAGCAGCGCGCTATCGGCATCGACCGATTCTTCGATGGCCCGCCGGGGCAGTATTCGCCGGTTGAAATCAACCAGGATCGCGCCACCCAAATCAGCGCCGTATATGCGGCAATCCGGCTCATCAGCGATACGGTCGGGGGGCTCCCGCTCGACGCCTTCCAAAAGACCAATGGCCTCAGGCAGCCGCTCCGCCCTAAGCCGTCATGGATCGAGACCCCGAGCCCCGACAAAAGCGTCACGAGGGTGGAGCTTATCAGCCAAATCGTGGCCAGCTTGCTCACCGACGGGAATGCCTTCATCGCCGTCACACGCGACTCCACCGGGGCGCCCGTCTTCCTCGACGTGCTCGCGCCGCGTGCAATCACCGTCACACGCGTAAACGGCCTCCCAGTATACGAAGTCCTAACGCCGTCGGGCTCGAAGGCGACCTATACGCAGGATGAGATCATTCATATCCCGCTATTCCGATTGCCCGGCTTCCACCGCGGCCTCAGCCCGATCGACCACCTAAAGGCCACGTACGGCGTAGCAATCGCCGCCGAGGAGTACGGCGGGCGCTTCTTCGGTCAGAACGCCACCCCGAGCGGCATCGTCAATGTACCCGGCGACCTCACCGAGGAGCAGGCGGGGAGCATCCGCCGCAACTTCGCCCGACACCATGAGGGCCTCGGCAACGCCCACCGCATCGCCGTGCTCACGGGCGGCGCTAAGTTTGACGCCATCAGCATCACCCCCGAGCAGGCGCAATTCCTAGAGCTTCGAGGCTTCCAAGTAGAGGAGATCGCCCGCATCTTCCGCGTGCCCGCCCACCTGCTCGGCATCCTGAAGCCGGGAGCAGTCTCATACGCTTCGGTCGAGCTTCAAGCGCAGGAATATGTCACCTTCACGATCAAGCCCATCCTCGACCGCCTAGAAACGGGCCTCGCTAGGCTCATCCCCGGCGGCGATACATACATCCGCTTCAACGTCGAGGGCCTACTCCGCGCTGACACTAAGAGCCGATATGACGCCCTCGCGAGCGCCATCAACACGGGGTGGATCAGCGTAGATGAGGCGCGCAGGATCGAAGACCTACCACCGCTCCCCGACGGGCAGGGCAGCATCTATCGTATGCAGCTTGGATTCGCACCCGCCGGCACCGCCGACACCCAGGGCCGCGCCAACATCTACGAGACGCTCATCAAGTCAGGCATCACGCCCGATGAGGCGGCGAGGATCAGCGGCCTGTGACGTACGTCATCGTAGACGTAGACGGCACCCTCACCACCTCAGGCGATACGCCCAATCAGCCCCTCATCGACGCCCTCAACGGCGCCGTCATGAGTGGCGATTACCAGCTTGAAGTCGTCAGCGCCCGCAGCATTGACCGCCTAGAAGAGACCCGAGCATGGCTACAAGAGCATGGAGTCGCCGGGGTCGTAGGGGTGCATCTCAACGACTTCGAAGGCACCCCCTTCGCAACCGGGCTCGCCTTCAAGGAGTACAAATACGGCCTCCTCGTCGAGAAGTACGGCGAAGACCTAGAGTACGCCATCGACAATGACGCCGAGGTGCGCGCCATGGCGCTCGACAAGTATGAGATCAGCGCCATGACACCCGAGGAGGCTCTCAGCCACTTCCGATCCGAAGAGCCCCAGGGCCAGCCCGAGGATGATACCGAGGATGGCAGTCCGTCTAGCGATGCCGAAAACGCGTCCACGCCGGAGGCCCGCGCCGACCTCAGCGTGCCCGACTTCATGCGCCAAAACGCCATCAGGGGCCTCGACCTACTGGAATACAAGGGCGACGGGCTCCGACCCAACACCATCACCGAGGCTCGCGATCTAGCCCGGGGTCGCGCAACCGAGGATAAATGGCGTAGGATGAGGGCGTGGATCGCGCGCCACCTCAGCGACCTAGAGGGCGTCAGCCCAATCGTCGAGGGCGAGCGGCCCACCGCAGGCCAAGTAGCACATCTGCTATGGGGCAGCGGCGATACAACGGCTAAGGCTAACCGAGCGTATGATTACGCCGAAAGGGTGGTGATGGCAATGGACAATGAACAAGAGCGCACCGACACCGAGCCAACCGAGACGCCGGTAGAGGCGCCAACCGAGGCCCCCGCCGATGCGCCCATTGAAGCGCCCGCGGAGTACCACGCCGTCAAGGGTGAAGTGGAGACCCGCGCCTATACGGGCGAGCTTCGCGTGGACACCGAGGCCCGCACGATTGTCGGCTACGCCGCGCTATTCAACTCGGATTCCAGCCCAATGCCGTTCGTCGAGCGCCTAGCGCCAGGAGCCTTCACCCGGAGCCTAGGTCAGGTCGCAGCTTCCGGCAAGGTAGTCAAGCTTCTCCACGGGCACGATGAGAGCCAGATGCTCGCCGCGACGCCCACGAGCCTCAGCCTCAGTCAGGATGAGCGCGGTCTGCAAGTCACCGCCGACATCATCAAGAGCCCGATGGGCGACCATATGCTCGCCCTCGCGCAGCGCGACCCTCAGGCAATCGCTTGGTCGTTCGGCTTCCGCGTCATCGACGAGGATTGGGATGGGAATAAGCGCAACATCAACGAGGCCGCCCTCCACGAGGTCAGCCTGCTCACCGGCCACACCCCAGCTTACCCAGGCACCATCGGACTCGCGTCGGTACGCGGGCTCGCGAAGCGCCGCGGCATCGAGGCCGAGGGGCTATGGAAGGCAGTAAGCACATGGCTCCGAGGCGACACGGTTGCAGAGGAGGATGCATCTGCTATCATCCGTGCGTTCGAGGGTAGCGTCACGGTTCCGACGTCAGTCAGGGCCAAAATGCTCGCCTTGAAGGAGCGTATCGGAGAATAACCGCAGGCCCGATCTCACACGCCTCGACCCTCCCGGGGGTCACGCGCTAGGGGAACACCCGAGCGGAATAGGCAGTAGTAGAGAAAGGGGAAAACATCATGAGCGAGAATCTCATCAACGCGCTCCACGACGAGCGCCAGCGCGCCGCCGCCGCGGCTAAGGCAGTCCTAGAGGCCGCCGCCGAGGCCAAGCGTGACCTCACCGCCGAGGAGAATCAGACCGTAGACCGCGCATTCGCGGATATGGATTCCAAGGCCGCCCAGATCGCCGCCGCCGAGAAGATCGCCGACGCCGAGAAGGCCGCCCTTGAATCCCGCTCCCGCTTCACCGCCGCCATCGAGGCGCCAGTGAAGGCCGAGCGCGCAACCGACGAGTCAGAGCTTCGCCGCATCGG